TTGAAAATACTAGGTTTAAGGGCTTTGGATTAGTTTTCCAAAGTCCTTTTTTATTTTTTAAAATGTCAGTAGAATGTCAGTAGAATTATTAAAACTAAATAAATTTAAATAAATCTTATTAACTAATAAATTAAATCTGATATATTTTTGCTGCCTCTTTTTCCAACCCTTGGAGGACATGTGTATATAGGTCCATTGTTATACCTATAGTGCTATGCCCTAATCTAGTAGAAGCTACTTTCATACTAGTGCCACTAGCTAACATAAGAGTAGCATTAGTGTGGCGTAAGTCATGAAATCTTATATTAGGTAGATTATTTCTATTTATAAAATCCCTAAATATGCTACTAAGACTATCACTGGCCATAGGGTTACCGTTTAATTTGGTAAAAACCAAGTTAAATTCATTTTTAAAAGCACCATAACTTTTTAATTGTAACTGTTTTTGTTTTTTCTTATGTTCTTTTAACAAGTTCATTAGTTGTTCAGGTACAGTTAATGTTCTTATGGAAGTTTCACTTTTAGGTTCTTTAAACACCAATGTTTTATTTTATTTTATCCTTAACTAAAGTTTTACATATAACTATAGTGTTTTCACAGAAATTAACATTATCCCAAGATAGGCCTAGTATTTCAGCAGCTCTTAACCCCAGAACAATAGCTAAATTAATAGGTATTTCTACCCTAGTGTCCTTAGAAACTTCTAAAAACTGTTTAACTTCTTTAATAGTTAATGATTTAGCTTTATATTTTTTTATTTTAGGTAATTCTACTAGATTAGATATATTTTTATTTATGATTTGCAATTTATAAGCTTTATTTAAAGCCTTATGTATTACTCTATGATATTGCAATACAGTTTTAGGATTTAATGTTTTAAGCATAGAATAATAAAAATTTTCTAAATGTAAAGGAGTAAGTTTTTGTAGTTCTATTTCGCCAATGTCAGGACTTATTTGTTTATCTATTATATATTTATATCTAGTATAAGTGGTAACACTTAAATTGTTTTTGTGCTGTTCTAACCATTGTTTTAAATATTGTTCAAAAGTAATTTTTTCTGGAATAATAAAGTTACCATTAATAATTTTAGATTTTTCTTCTATTAAGGCATCTTCAGCCTCTTTTTTCTTATCATAAGATCCAAGAGCCTTTTGTTTTCTCTTGCCACTTTGTTTATCTCTATATTCCAAAGTAACGACATGTTTATTACCTCTTTTTCTTATAAATACATTTTGCATTATATATCAGCCTCCTGCATAGATTTTACTTCATCCTCAACGGATTTTTTACAGGAAGTTTCTCCCTTATTCAGTTTACAGTACTCATTATTTTTATATATTATTTCCCCATCTTTTTTTACACTTAATACCCCTCTAAAATTAAACATAAATTAAAGACTCCTTTCCTTAATCGAACATGCGTTCAAGTATATTTTAATATTTTTATATAAAATTTGCAAGTTTTAATATAAAATTTACTTTATACGAAAATTATTACATATTTATTTTAAAAATGTAATTGTCTGTATACAGAACTTTCGGACAAGCTATCCCTTAAAAATTTATTTTTCTACATTTTTAAACAAAATAAAAAAGCTAACAAAGATTCAAGAATTCAATAATGTTATCTTGATAACAACATTAGATTCTTTTTTTTATCTTTGTTAGCTTTACGCCATTTATATTTTAGCTCTAGGCCACTACTCTTCTTTATTATTTTCAGAAAGAAGATTTTTGAGTTTTCTAGATAACTCAGCTTCCTTCTCTAGTTCTTTATTTCTTTCTTCTAATTCTTTAATATAATCTATCATTTGTTCCCTAGTTATTCCATTAGGAAATATTTTCTTATCTAATTCAAATTCATAATGATGTCCATCTATATCTGCTTCTTGAATGATACCTTCTATGTTTTCAGTTCTTCCAAGGAGGTAATCTAAAGATGTATTGAAGTAATCAGCTATCTGTACTAATAGATCCTTATCTGGGAATCTGTTATCACTTTCCCATTTAGCTACAGCTACATTTGTTACTTTTAATATTTTACCTAATTCTTCTTGAGTTAAACCTTTGTCTTTTCTTAATTTTTTTAATCTATTTCCAAACGTAACCATAAGAACCCTCCTTTTAATATATTATAACAATATGCTAATAAGTTTAAAACTATTTTAGCAAAATGTATAATTTTTTCGAAATAGTTTAAAACATATATTGACTTTGGCAATATGCTAATATATAATCAAGTTGAAGTTAGCAAAACGCTAAATGAATTGGAGGTGAATATATGAATTCTAAATTAATAGCTTATAGAAGAATGTTTAATCTAAACCAAGAAGATGTAGCAAAAGTAATAAATAGAAGTGTATCTACTTATAACAGAAAAGAAGTAGGTAAAATAGATTTTACACAAACAGAAATGATAACAATTACTGAATTTTTTAAAGAACACATACCAGAAATAACTATGGATGAAATTTTTTTTAATAATAATATTGGCAAATTGCTAAGTTTGAATATATTTTAATTATATTTTATGCAGTTTCTTAAAAATTAAATAGGGAAACGGAGGATGGAAAAATGGGGAACGAATTACAGGTTTTTAAGCACAAGGAATTTGGTGAAATAAGAATGATAAAGTTTAAAAACAAACCATATGCAGTAGGTATTGATGTAACAAAAGTTTTAGAATATGCTAATCCAAGCAAAGCAGTAATTCAACATTGCAAAGGCATTACCAAGTTGGGAATACCTTCACAAGGAGGTGTTCAGGAAACAAATATTATTCCAGAAGGGGATATTTACAGACTTATAGTCAAAGCAGCTGACCAAAGTAAGAATTCTAAAATTAAAGAGAAAGCAGAAAAATTTGAAAGCTGGATATTCGATGAAGTGTTACCAACTATAAGGAAAACTGGTGGTTATGTTGCAAGCGAAGACCTATTTATTAATACGTACCTACCTTATTTGGATGAGCAAAGTAAAATGGTTTTCAGGAACACCTTAGAAACTGTAAGGAAGCAAAATGAGATTATAGCATTAAAAGAGAAAGAAATAGAACATAAAGAAGATGTAATTGTAGGTTTAGTTGATGAAATATCACTAGCAGAGAAAAGACAAATATTAAATAGAGTTGTTAGGTACAAAGGTGCAAATTATAGAGAACGTTGGAATGAACTATATAAACAATTTGAGATGAAGTATCATATTGAAAGTATAAAAAATAAAACTAGAGAAATATAACAAAAGCCATAAAACCAAAGCTAAAAAGTAAAGTTGACTACATTGATAAGGTCATGAATAAGATACCAGAACTTTATGAAATAGCTTGTAAACTTTATGAGAATGATGTAAGGGAACTTGCTAAAAACTTGTATTCACTTAATGAGGAGGCAATGTAAATGAACAAAGTAGAAATTAAAAAGTTGTTTTGGAAGCTTGTTGATGGAATTGAATATTGTTCTGATACAGTAGTTGAAAATGAAGTAGGAGTTATTGTTGAAAGGGGTATGATGTTATCCAATGATTACAGTATCATGTTTGGCTTAGATGATGGAGCTATTAGGATTTATAACAAAGAGCATTCTTCATTAATAGCTTTTACAGAAGAAAGTGAAATTTTGTTCATACTTAAAGAGTTATTTGAAAGTTTAGAAATAACGAAAGAAGCTCCTGAGATACCAGCTCAAGAGCAACCCGATTACACAACTGAATATAGGATAGATACATTTTCGAGATTGATACTAACCACTGATAAAAGATTCTATGATGATGCTATCAATAACTATAATGGGATACCTATTGTTATGGTTGGAAATTTTAGCGAGGCCGAGGAAATTTATTTAAGTCAATTTGGTCAACGTCTTTATTTGGTTCAAATCCCTTTGGATAAATAGGAGCACTTGATTTATTCCAAGCAAATTGAATAAACGTATGAACTTTAGCAAGATCCCAGTTGCCGTTATATTCCCAGCCTAAGGATGTAAATTCATTGTAAATTGCATCAAATTCAGATTGTTTCATACGTTCAACTGATAAATTGTATATTTTAGTTTTCATTTAAATACCACCTTTCAAGTGGTATTATTCAACAAAAATGTAAAAAATCCTTTAGGAGGTAGCAGTATGGAAGATATAAAAGTAGCTGTTACACAAGAGAAAAGAGAAGAAACAATAGATAAAATATTAGAACTTGTAGAAACAGAGTTTAAAGGAATAGATGTTACTGCAGTATTTACTAAAAGATTACTAGAAGAGACTATAAAAACTTTAGAAGCTAGATGTTTACTAGCAACGCTTAGAGATTTAAATAAATAAGGGTAAGATGGAGGGGAATAAATCTTAGGAGGAATCCCTAAAATGGCAGTATTAAAAACAAAAGAATATAGAAGAATGAGAAACTTATCAATTAGTAAATTGAGTTACAAAAGTAAAGTAGCTAGAGGTTATATTACAGAACTGGAAGAAGAAAAATATAAAAATCCTGGAATACAGGTAACTTGTAGATTATGTAAAGCACTAAAAGTTACACCAAATGAGATTATTGAGCAGGAACTATGGAGGTGGTGGTAATGACAGAAAAAGAGTTTGAGCAGTTACCTATGATGCTTACAGTGGATCAAATGAGAAAAGTTTTAAATATAGGTAAAAATTCTGCGTATGAGTTGATATACCAAAAAAATTTCCCAATTTTAAAACTAGGGGAAAGAAAAATAAGAATACCTAAAAAAGATTTGTTGATTTGGATAGAAAATAATACAAAGAATTATGAAATTGGTTAAGCAAGGCTGAAAAGCCTTTTTAAAAAAATTTTGTTAAGGCAAAAATGCATATACTTCTCTAGTTTATGTATATGCGAGAACACTGTAATTAGTACCAAATCCTTGTAACTAAATGAACTAATTAGAGCGGGAGTAGGCGAAGATAAGAGCCACACCAAAATAAAATGTATGGCCACTGCGATAACAGTTAGTTGATTTAGTTACAAGGAGGTGGAGAGGTACAAAAATAAAGGAGGGAATTTAAATGTTGGTTAAGTTTAAAAACATTGGCCATAGTAAGAAAAACTTTGAAAAAGAAATAGAAGAAATAAATTATGAAAAAATGCTTAGTTGTGTTACTCCTTATTGTTGTAGTTCAGCGAGCAGTATATGTTTTTCCTTTACTAATAAAGAAAAGACAAAAGGTAATGTAAATGCGAATTTTCATACTATAGGGTATTTCGAAATAGTTTGTTAAAAGATTGAAGGAGGAAGTTTTAAAATGAGTAAAATTAAAAAGTTAAATATTAAGAACTTTTTAGGACTTGAAGAATTAGGTTTAGATTGTAGCAAGATTAATCTCATTAAAGGACCTAAAGGAAGTGGGAAAAGTAGCATAATTGAAGCTATAGAAAAAACATTTACTAATAAAAATAGGCGTACAGAAGTAGTAAGACATGGAACAGATGAATCCACACTTTTGATAGAACTTGATAATGGATTAGAAGTTGATAGAAGGATAAGAACTGAAAAATCTGATTACTTAAAGTGTAGAAAAGAAGATGGAGCAGTTCCAAGTACAGAAAAGTTTCTAAGAAGCCTTATAAATGGAGATATATTTAGACCTTTAGATTGGGTAAACATGAATATTAAAGAGCAAACAAAATCTATTCTAAGTATGTTGGAGATAGGCTGGAACAAAGAAAATATTATTAATTGGTTTGACGAACTTCCTAGCAATATAGACTATGAACAACACATTCTCCAAATACTCAAAGCTATAGAACTAAAATACTACAAGGATAGGGAAGAAATCAATAGAGACATAAGAGAATTTAAAACTCAGATTAGGGTTATTTTAGATGAACTTCCTGCAGAATATGATGGAGAAGTTTGGAGAGAAAAGAAGGTTCAAGACTATTACAACAAAGTAGCAGAGGTTCAAAAGATTAATCATTGGATAGAGGAAGCTAAGGCTCTTCAAGCAAATTTTGAGGATAAAGTTAATGCAATAAAATCGAATGGAGAAAGCGAAAAATCAAAGATACAGCTTAAATTTAAAGACCAAAGACAAGATATTAAAGACATTATAGAGCTTTCTAAATCTAAGATAGAAAAAGCAAAAGAAACTATTAATGGATTAGATGTAACTTATGCAACTGGATCAAAAAATATTGAATTAGATAATCAAAAGGCTAAGGCTGATTTAGAATCAGAGCTTCAAGCTAAAATTCAAGAACTTCAAGCTGAATATAGTGAAAGAATTTCAGTGGTTGATACAAAGGCTAATAAAGATAAAGAAAATTTAAAGAAACAATTAGAGTTAACAAAAGAAGAATCTAAGGATTTAATTTCTATAAATGAAAACAAAATTTCTTCTAAAGAGCAGGAACTATTAGGGATTGATGATTTAGAGAAGGCTGAAATAAAAGCAGTAGATGAAAAAATAACTGCTGAAATAGAAAAAGAAGAAATTAGGGTTGGTAAGGCTGCAGAATACTTAAAGAATAATGAAGTTAAAGATATTGAACCTTTACAAAAGCAAGCTGATGAAGTAGCAGATATGCAAAGTTATTTAAGAGAATGGGATAGGATGGTAGACATTAGAGATAACAAGTTAGCAGCTAAAGAAAGATACAGTAATGATTTAACTGCAAGGATAGATAAAGCTAGAGAACTTCCAGGAGAACTTTTAAAAACTGCAAAAATGCCTATAGAAGGGATAAGTGTAGATGCAGAAGGTTTTATAAGAATTAATAATACTTTAATTGATGGATTAAGTGATGGAGAGAAACTAGAACTTGCTATGAGAATCGCAAAAGCACAAGCAGGAGAATTAAAAGTTATATGCATTGATAAGTTTGAAAGCTTAAATCCTAAGGCGCAAACTAAGTTGCTTGAAGAAATGAGCAGTGATGAATATCAATATTTTGTTACTTCAACTATGAGTGATGAATTTGAGATAGAAAAGATAGGTTAGGGGGAAAATGAATGGTTGAATTTATAGAAGATAAAAACTTATTTCTTAATGTCAAAGTTATATTTGATGCTAGGGAAGATAATGAAGAAAGAACTAAATGGTTAAATCAAAGAGGTAATAGTATAGGTGGATCAGAGATAGCAAAGGTTGCAGGTTTTAGCAAGTACGGTTCAGCCCTTACAGTATTTAATGAAAAGCTTGGATTAAGTGAGAAATTTAAAGGTAATATTCACACTAAGTTTGGTAATAGAATGGAGCCTTTAATAAGAGAGTGGGTACAAGAAGATTTTGAAAAAGAAACAGATATTAAGTTAAAGACATATGAATACCCATACATGATGATCCATAAAGAATATGAATACTTTAGTGCTAATATAGATGGTTTGGCTAAATTAGAACAGGACTATAGATTCTATGAAAATCTAGACACAGGAGAAATAAAGTTTATACCTGCAGGTGAATTGATAGGTATTGAAATTAAAACAGCAAGTGCATTTTTAAATCAAATGTGGCAAGGTGAAGAAATTCCAGATGAATACTATTGTCAAGTTCAATGGTATATGGGCATTACAGGATTAAAATATTTCTTAATAATTTATTTGTTAGATAAGGAAGTCAAGTGGAAGGTAGTACCTAGAAATGATGATGATATAAAAGCTTTGTTTGAAATAGGGAAGAATTTTTGGAATAACAATATTGTAAAAAAAATACCACCAATGCCTGTAGGCCTTGAATGTGAAACAAAGGATATATTATATCAACAAGCATTGGATAATGACTTAGAGGTTAATATAAGTGAAAATAAATTAGCTAAATACAAAGAAGTGGATGCACAGATTAAAGACTTAAAAAAAGAAAAAAGAACAATTGAAACAACTTATATATTTAGATTTGGGAGATAGTAAAAAAGGGACTGATGGAATGTTTAAAATAAGTAGATTTGAAGTTAAAAGAGATAATTTAGATACTAAAACACTTAAAGAAAAATACCCAGTAACATATAAAAATATACTCAAAGGTCAAACAGAATTTGTAAATATGAGAATTACTAAATGTAAATAAGGAGGAGTAGTAATGGCCAATGTAAATGGAGGTTTGGTTGCAAATAAGCAAACAACACAAAATGTTCAATTGACACCACAAAAGAAAATGCAAAGTGCATTAGAAAAGATGCTGCCTGAAATAAAAAAAGCGGTGGGAAAAACAATGACACCTGAAAGATTTAGCAGAATTGCATTAAGTTTATTTAATGGAAATCCTCAATTCTGGGAGGCAGATACTACAAGTTTCTTGAGTGCATTAATGCAAAGTGCTCAATGTGGCTTAGAACCTAATACAGTACTTGGAGAAGCTTATGTAATACCTTATAAAAATAATAAACAAGGGATAACAGAGGTTAACTTTCAAGTAGGATACAAAGGTATTCTAAAGATGGCATTTAATACGGGAGAATATGAAGCTATATATGCTCATGAAGTTAGAAAAGGTGATGAATTCGAGTATGAATATGGATTACACAAAACTTTAGTGCATAAACCTGCAGATATTCCTAGTAATGAAGTTACTCACTACTATGCTGTATATAAACTTAAAAATGGTGGATTTGACTTTGTAGTATGGTCCAGAGAAAGAGTAGAACATCATGCAAGAGAATTCTCAAAAATTACACTTACAAGGGTAATGTTAATAAGAATTCAGTGTGGTTCAAAAACTTTGATAGTATGGCCAAGAAGACAGTATTGTTAGATGTTCTTAAGTATGCACCTAAAAGTGTTGAAATGGCTAAAGCATTAGATATGGATTATAAAGCAGAGGCAAAAGAAGAAAAACTAAATAACTTTAATTATGTTGATGTAGATGCAGTAGAAATCAATAATTTAGATACCACAGACGAAATAAAAGTTAATGAAAATAATGAAGATGTAGCTCCATTCTTACAAGACCAAGAGGTGTAACTATGGATAAGAGAGATAAAGATGCATTAATATACCGTTTGAATTTGCTTTTGAAATATGCTGAAGAAGAAAGAATAGAGAAACTAAAGGATGAGGCAAAAAGTATTATAGATGAAATATATAAATATGATTTGGTAGTACCATTTTAGAAAGAAGGTGAGAGTTTGGATAATTCTTTTAGAGCACTAATACAAAATATAAATGCACAGATAAGTAGCTTGAATAGAAATGGATTTAAAATTTATGATTGGGAGAATCCAGAACACTTTATAAGCAAAGTAGAATATGATGAAAACGCTGATGAAATAGTATTTAAAACTATGGAAGATGAAAGCAAATAGGTGCTCTGCAAAGCACCCACTTGATTAATGTTTCTATAAAAACTGGATAAGAGCTCTGCAAAGCTCTTGTCTCCATTATACAACGTGCAAACACACTATTTCAATATTTAGTATATGACAGAATAGAAAAAATATACATGGGGGATAGAAAAATGAAAAGAAGAGAGGTTTAAGACAATTAGATGATCTCATTGACAATAGTAAAAGTTTTATATCAAGTGATGATTATTCAATATGGGAAGATGGCATAAAAGTTTTAAAAATAGCTAAAAAGGCAGTAAGTAAAGAGTATAGATATAGATTCTTAGCTAACTTGGTTTTAGCAATAATAGTATTAATAATATTTGGAAGTTTTGTAGCAATGTCTTACTTTATTTATAGATAAAAAAGAAAACAAAAGAAGGTGATATAATGGCAGTTTTTAGAGTTATTAAGGATAAAGAAAATCCTTATGTAATGTTAAATAAGTACTTTGTTTATGATGGTAGATTAAGTTTAAAAGCTAAAGGTTTAATGAGTTATTTTCTAAGTAGGCCAGATAATTGGGAGTTTTATAGTTCAGAGATAGAAAAAAAATTGCAAAGATGGAGAAAAGGCTATAAGAACAGCAATAAAAGAACTTGAAACTAATGGGTATATAGAAAGATTACTAAAGAGAGATTCTAATGGAAAGTTAATTGGAGGATATGATTATACAATATATGAAATACCTCAAAACATAAAAAGTGATGAAACTACTTGTACAAAAGAAGAGCCGAAACGACAAAATGCCTATTCGGCGAAATGCCTATCTGGCGAAACGCCTATTAGGCGAAATGGCGGACTACTAAATAATGATATTAAACTAAATAAAGATATTAATAGTAGTAATAGTAGTAAAGGAAACATGGAAGTATTTAAACACTTTGAAAAATGTAATTTTGGATTACTATCATCAATGCTCATAGAGAAGATAGCAGCAGATATAGAAATATATTCTAAGGAATGGGTTATGAAAGCAGCAGAGATATCAGATGAAGCAGGTGTGCATAGATATGACTATGTTAAAAGCATATTGGAAAGATGGAAAGCTAGTGGAGGAATTAAAGAAAAAGGGAAGTGAAGGGTGATGCCAATAGAAGAAATTATAAAAAGAATACAGGAGAGAGCAAAAGCAAATGGGGAGGATACAAAGCACCAACTCCAAAACTTAAAGGAGAAACCGATACAACAGGACTTATATGATCCATTTGAAAAAGAGAAAAATAATTGTACAGAATGTGATGGTTCAGGATGGATTATAGAAGAAAGAGAAGATAGTCAGCCTATTTTTAAAATGTGTAAGTGCCAACAAATTGAGAAAGCTAAAAGATTATGGAAAGCTTCAGGGATTAATCCAGAGCAGTCTAAACAAACTTTTAGAAACTATATTCCGTATAACGATATAACTGAACTAGCTAAAAATACAGCAATTGAGTACTATAAAAATTTTGAAAATATAAAGGATTTAAGACGTAATAGCATAGCTTTTATAGGTCAAGTTGGCAGTGGTAAAACACATTTAAGCATAGCTTTAGCAGTAAATTTTTTAGAAATTAAGAAGATACCAGTAGTATATATGCCATATAGAGATGTGGTTACTAGTATAAAACAAAATATGTTAGATAAAGAATATTACATTAAGCAGCTAAGTAAATACCAACTAGCGAAGATTTTGTTAATAGATGATTTATTCAAAGGTAAGGTTACTGAATCAGATATAAACATTATGTTTGAGATTATAAATTACAGATATCTTAATTATTTACCAATAATAGTTAGTTCTGAATTTGCTGCAGATACGCTTTTAAATTTTGATGAAGGTGTTGGAAGTAGAATAATTGAAATGGCAAAGGATTATACGGTAGAGATTACAGGAAAAGAAAATAATTATAGATTAAGAGCATAAGGGGGATAAAAATGGGAATATGGATTAGAAGTCAAAATAAAGACACTTTAGTGTGTTGTAAAAATATAGAGATTGATGGAGAAAGTGTATACGGTGCTCATTATTTTCTAGGAGAATATGCTACGGAACAAAGAGCATTAGAAGTATTGGATGAGATACAAGACAGAATGATAAAAGGTACAAGGTTTGATGATATATACAATGGGAAAAGAACAACTAGAGATTTTGTATTCCAGATGCCACAGGAATAGGAGGTTTAGAGATGCAGAATAAGGAGATTATAGAAAAAATAAAAAAATTATACAACAAGGGACTTACACAAAAACAAGTAGGAGAAAAATTAAATATTAATCAAAGTAAAGTATCATATTTGATGAAAAAATACAATATAAAACCAAGAAATAGTGTTTGGTCACAAGAGGAAGAAGAATATTTGCAAAGACGTTATGGTAAAACAACGCTTAAAAGAATAGCTAAAAAACTTGGTAGGAGTGAAAATGCTATAGAAATTAAGGCTAGTAGATTAGGACTTTCTAGTGCATTAGAAGCTACAGGTGAATTAACAGCAGCAGAGATTGCAAAAGTATTTAAAATAGATGCACATGTGGTTGTTGATAAATGGATAAAGAATAAAGCACTAAAGGCACAATATAAGGCAGTTAGATGCAAAAGAAAGTTTTGGAGAATAAAAACAGAGGATTTTTGGAAATGGGCCAAAGACAACAAAGAAATAATTAATTTTTCTAAATTAGAAAGAAACATATTAGGCAAAGAACCTAGCTGGGTTGATTTAGAAAGAAAAAAGGACTTTAAAGAAAAACCTAAAAGACAACATCAGTTTTGGAATGAATTAGAGGATAGAAGATTAAAAAATATGTGGAAAAGCAATTTAAGCTTAAAAGAAATAGCAGAAAGATTAAATCGTAGTTGCAGCAGTATAAGGCATAGATCTAAAAGATTAGGTTTAGTTCCAACCAGAAAGGTAAACATACCGTGGAAAAAGGAGGAGATAGAAACTTTAATAAACATGAAAGAAAAAGGTGCTTTAGATAGAGAAATAGCATGGGAACTTGGAAGAAGTACTGGGAACATATCTTGGAAGAGAAAAGAGCTTATAAAGCAAGGAAAATTAAATTGGCAATATAGGAGGGAAGCTTAATATGATAACTGTATTAGTTAAAGCATTAGAAACTAAAGCTACTAAAGAAATAGAAGAACTTAGGGAAGAAAATGCAATATTAAAGGTACTCTTTAAGCAAGGCATAAAGAACAATATAGAATATAGAGAATTACTAGAAGAAAGTTTAGGTTTGTTGGACAAGTACCAGGAAGAAGTATCAAATTTAAAGATAAGAGCTAATCTGTGGGCAGATGAAGTAGTTAGGTTATACAAACAATATGGTGACTTAAATAAGGCTCTACAGCTAAAAGGAAGAGAAATAATGTTATATGAATTAAATAAAAATAATGGTGTAGAGGAGGAATAGTTTAATATGGAAGATGCAAGACAAGCCTTATATGAATGCATAGAGAAGTACGGTTTAAATGATATAAGGACCATAAAGAAGAGTAAAGAACTAGAGCAATTAATCTTAAAGAATATGAGAGGCTAAGGGGGATGGAAAAGTAGTGCAATTAATGGTACTAGATAAAAAAGACACATGGGAAAAACAAGCAGACAAGCTTGTAGAGGAAACTAAAGAAGTACTAGAAGCAATACAAGAGAAAGATAAAGAACATATAGCAGAGGAAGTTTTAGATGTTATACAGGTGGCCATAGGTATGTTAGATACCTTAGAGGAAGAAGGTTACAGTTTAAAGAAAAGTATATGCAAACATTTAAAGAAACTAAGAAAAAGGGGTTGGAAAACTAAGAAGTTAATAGTATTTCAAGTTTATAATTGGAATTAAAATATAGGAGGGTAAAATGATAGACATAAATAAAATTGTAAATGATAGTTTAGTTAAATTAGAGGAAGAAAAGTTTGTAGAGGAAGTAGTTCAGAAAAGATTAGAAAAAACAATAACAGAGATAGTAGATGATGTTTTTAGAGAATGGAGTGATTTTGGTAAAAATCTTAAGGAACATATAGAGAAAAATTTAAATATTGATTTAAGCAATTTAGGGATAGAAGGATATAACACAATTGTACTAGCTGCAATTAAAGAACAATTAGACAAAACGATTACTGTTCAAGGTATAGAAAAAATAAAAAAAAACAACAGAGGAAATGCTATCAGATGTAAAAGAGGAATACACATTAAGTGAAATAATAGAGAAACTTAAGGGTGAAGATTATAGAGAAGAATGGGAATATGATGAAGGTGATAAGATTACTTTAATTATTGAAAATCGTAGTTCTGGATACAAACATATATATTTAAGTGAAGATGAAGAAGAACAATATAGTTGTGATTACCAAATTGATATTAATAAAGAAGGTAAGCCATATAGTATAAAACTAAAAGGCAATGAGATAGATAAGAATAAAATTTTAGGTGGCTTGTATGGATTAGATAAATTGTTATTTAAGATATATGCACATGGTTCAAAAATCATTTTAGATCGTGGGAATGATCCAGAAGAATATGATATATGGTTTAGAGAAGATTATTAATCTGTAAAACTAAATATTATAGGTGTAGGCTAACTATATGTATGTTTATACCTATAGTGTATGAGTATAATAAAACACTAATACAGAAGGGAGAACAATGTTATGGAAAAGATGATTAATCTAGAAACCTTTGCTGATGGAGCATTGGCAGAAAAGATCAATATGGCTTTAAAGGAGGTGTTAGAAAACATTGCAGATCCAAACACAGATTATAAAACAAAAAGAAAGTTAAGTGTAGATATGACATTTGCTAGTGGAGAGGACAGAGAATTAACAGAAGTATCTATAGTGGCAAAACCTAAATTAGCTCCAACGAAACCACTTGCAGCTAAGATTGTAATTGGTACAGATGGAAAAGGTGGAATACTTGCCAGTGAATATAAAAAGCAAATCCCAGGACAAAGTGTTCTAAGAGTTGATGAAGAAACTGGAGAAGTGCTAACTACTGCAGAAGAAAAAGAAGTAGATCTTAAAGGAATCAAATTAGTAAAATAATAAAAAATAAAATTGGAGGAATGAAAAATGATAAATAAAGAAGCTTTAGAATACTTAGTAAATTTAGGAGAGAAAAGGGACCCAATCATTCAATTAGATCAAGGAACTTTTTCAACAAAAGGATTAGATAGGGTTACAGGACCATTAGCAGACACATTAACAGTATCAACACTTACAGGACTAATAGATTATATAAAAACAAATACAGATAGATTACAAAGTGAATTATTAATACAAGTAAAATCACATGATGATGTAAGACTATATAGTCCTTTAAATGATGATAGAGAAAGAGAAATGTATATAAGAGCAGTAGCTATTTTGCCAAATAATATTTATTATGACAGATTCATAGGCACAGAAGAATTTAACATTATGCTTCAAAGTTCATTTGTAGATATAGGAGATAAAGAGGTCCTATTAAAATATACAGGTTTAATAAAAGATGAAGCAGTAAAAAGCACAGGTGATGATGGAGTATCTCAAGCGGTGACAATAAAAACCGGTGTAGCAAGCGTAGGACAAGCAGTAGTACCTAATCCAGTAGCATTAGCACCATATAGAACATTCCCAGAGGTACAACAGCCGACAAGTAAGTTTATATTCAGAATGCAACAAGGACCTAAGGCGGCTATTTTTGAAGCTGATGGTGGAGCTTGGAGAAATCAAGCAATGCGAAGTATAAAAGCATACCTACAAGAAGAATTAAAAGAAATACAAAACATTAACATAATATCCTAGGGTTTAAAAAGCTAAGGGTATAAGACAAACTTTATACCCTTGGCATACTAAATAAATCTGAAAGAAGGTTTAATTAATGAAATATTGTGAGGAATGCGGAAAAAACGTAGTAGAACTACACCATATAATTTTCAGAAGCCAGGCTTCATATATGGCCAATATAAATATTAATTTTAAATATCTATGTGCAGATTGCCATAGAGGTGATAATGGACCACATATGAGTAAAAAGAAAAATTTAGAATACAAGCTAGAATTACAGAAGAAGCTATTCGGACTATTTGATAAAGATTATTTTACAGAAAAAGAAATAAAAGAAATACTAGAAACAACTATAAGTGAAGCTAGGAAAATAACTAAGAAATTAAAGCTTTATAAAGAAGGCTATGAAAAGATAGATATAATACAAAGACTTATGGGAGGTCATTTGTATGTCAAATAAAGAAAAGGCAAATAAAACTTATATATTGCTACAGCAGAGAAAGAGAGATAAGGAAAGAATAAAAAGGACAGATTACATGGATCATGTAGCTTGCAATATAGATAAAGTTATGAACAAGAATTATAGAAGAAAGAGTGGTCAATTTTGAGGTGGACAGAGGAACAGTATGAAGAATATTTAAAAAACAGAGGGAAGAAAGTAGAAAAAGCCTAAAACCTAAAAAACAGAAATATAAAAATAAAGGTACCTGGATAGATGGAGTATTTTTCAGAAGTCAATTAGAAGCTAAAAGGTATTGCCGACTTAAATTATTATTTCATTCAGGAGAGATAGCAGGGTTTGTGCTACAACCACAGTTTATATTACAAGAAGGTAACGGAGAGAATAGAGCAATTACTTATAGTGCAGATTTTCTAGTTTTAAATAAAGATAAGACCTATACAGTAGAAGATACAAAAGGCTATGAATCGGAGCAATGGAAGAGAACGTATAAGCAGTTTAAGCTTAGGTATCCAAATATAGAACTAAAGATATTAAAAGAAGTGTAGTTAAAGGAGGGCAATATGACGCCACAACAAATAATGGACAAGATAGGAGTATGCCAACAGGCATTAACTAGAGGAAATATAGAGTTAAAAACTCTAGGAGTAAAGAAAGCAAGAGCAGAGCATGACTATAAAATAGCATTAAGAAAAGAGATTTTAAGATTAAGACAACTTGAAAAGCAACCAGCCACACTAATAAATGACTTAGCTAAAGGTAAAGAAGAAATTGCAAAATTAAGATTAAATAGAGATATAGCAGAAACTAACTATAGTGTATGTATAGAAGCTATGAGAAATTTGAGGTTAGAACTTGAGGCATATAGAAGCTTTCTTACATGGGAGCGTGTGGAACTTAAAAATACGTAATTT